ACAACGAGTATGGCATCCCGGTGCCGACCGTGATCAACCTCAATCTCGGTTCAGCCGCCAATGACGGCTCGCTGCGGCTGGCGTGTAACACCATCATCCGCAATGTCGGCAAGGCGCTGGACGGCGTTCCGTTTTCTGGCGTCGAAGCGATCTGCGGCGACGGCTTCTTCGATGCGTTGATCAAGAATGCCGAAGTGCGCGGCACCTACATCGCGGCATTGCAGGCGCAGGAGTTGCGCACGCAGTACGTCTCCGCAGGACAGGTGTGGGGATCATTCCTGTTTGGCGGCATCAACTGGACGAACTATCGCGGCTATGTCGGCACCACGCCGATGGTCGAGAACAACGCGGCGTACATCTATCCGACCGGCACGCCCGACCTGTTCAAGACTTTCTATGCGCCTGCCGACTACATCGAGACGGTCAACACGATGGGTCTGCCGCGTTACGTCAAGCAGTATCCGATGCCGAACGACAAGGGCATCAACTTCGACACGCAGATGAATGCGCTCAACATGTGCACCAAGCCTGCGGCGCTGCAACGCGCGACAATCGATGGCACCGCGCCGTTGATGGTCGAGTACGACAGCGAAGGCAAAGCGATTGAAGGTAACGACCGCCGACAGATCGCGCACGAAGGCGAAGGCGAGGCCGAGGAAGCGACAACCGGTCGTGGACGCGGGCGGCGATAAAGAACTCCCCCCAAGACTTGGGCCGCGCAAATGCGGCCCTCTTTAAGGACCGGCAATGATCGACTTCGACACGCTGGTGCTGCAAACCGCAGGCGACATCTTCAAGATCGCCATTCGGGTGACGCCGCTGGTGACGCAGCCGGGAGCACCTGCCTATGACAACTTCGGTGTGTTTTCATCGACGGCGCTTGATGTGGTCATGCAGGACGACACGATCTTTTCCGACCAGCAGACAAAGCTGGGCGTTCGCCACAAGGACTTCGATGTCACGCCGGATCGCGGCGACCTGATCGAAATCACGCAGCAAAATCATTGGGCGTTTGGTTTCAAGTTCTGGGTCGGTGATGTTGACGATGATGGACAGGGCGGCTGTGACCTGTTGCTGCGCACGCAGGAGCCGCCCGATACGGGTGACACAGCACCATGAGCAGCTACGCTCTCAACATCCAGAAGGCCGCCTACGACATGTGCGTGGCCTACTTCGGCACGCGCTTCAAGACCTATCGCAACACGCCGCTGTTGCAGGTGACGCCGCAAGACCTGCCGATCCTTGCCATTCACATCCTGCGCGAACGGCGCACGGAGGACGGACAAGCAAATCAGGCCGAGCCGCGCTTCAAGCATCAACTGACGATTGGTCTGTCTGGCGCGATCCACGCTGAAACCGAAGACCAGAACAAGCTCTACCAGCTTGAGCAGACGATGTCGGAAATCGATGACCTGCTGTTGACCAGTTCAAAGTTTGTCAGGTTGGCCGAGGGCATTCCGGCGATGGACCGCATCGCGCAGTACGCCAAGGTTGGCGAGACAACGCTATTCGAAATCCGCGTGGAGATGGTGTTCGACTTCACCAGCTACTGGCCGCCTGTGGTGCCGGATTGGCTGGAGACGATCCACATCACCACGCAATATCCCGACAAGGCGCACGTCGACAGCGGCACGCCGCAACTCGACCGCGTCTACGACATCGAGACAGGCACATGATGCCAATCACCTCTGGCCGTAGAAGGAGACACTGACAATGCCCGTGTCGTTCAATCAAATCCCCGCCAACTGGCGGATGCCGCTTTATTGGGTGGAAGTCGATCCTTCAATGGCAGGCTATCCGCGCACGCGGCTCCCGTCACTGCTGATCGGTTACATGGGCGCAGACGGCACCGCACCGCCTGACGTGCCGGTGCCGATTGCATCGCAGGCCGACGCCCGCCTGCAATTCGGTTACGGCTCGCAGCTTGACGGGATGGCCGAGTTCTTTTTCAAGAACAACTTCGCGCAGGAACTGTGGGGCATCGGCATTGCCGAGCCAGCATCCGGCGTGGCGGCGACAGGCTCCTTCACCATTACTGCACCGGCCACGGCGGCGGGAACGCTGCCGGTCTATATCGGCGGGCGCATGGTGCCGGTGCTGGTGCAGGTTGGCGAAGACCCCGGCGTTGTCGCCAACAATATCGTTGCGGCCATTGCCAAAGACCTGTCGATGCCAGTGATTGCATCACAGACTGCGACCGGTGATCCGGTGGTGACGCTGACCGCGCGCTTCAAGGGCGCTGTCGGCAACGACATCGACATCCGCTTTGCCTACGGCGGGGCGTTGGCGGCAGAGCAAGTGCCGATTGGTCTGGGCATCGATCTGGCGTCGAACAAGCTGGCGGGCGGCACCGGGACGCCCGACATTGCGCAAGCCATCCTCAACATGGGCGATGAAGCCTACGAGTACGTTGCGATGGGCTTCACCGACAGCAACGCGCTCATGGCCATCGAGGCTGAGTACGGCTTTAGTGACACCGGACGCTGGGGCTGGATGCGCCAGCTTTACGGGCACGTGTTCGCGGCGCGACATGGCATCGCCACGAGCGGCGATCCGCGCGGTTATGACGATCTGCTGGTGTACGGCCCGAACAACAACTCAGGCGTCATGTCGATCATGGCGGTGGAAGCAAACTCGCCAACACCGTCATGGTGCTGGGCCGCTGCCTACGCTGCAAAGGCGGCACGCGCTCTGGTCAATGATCCTGCGCGACCATTACAGACGCTGCCGATGGAGGGGTGCTTGCCCGCACCCAGACATCAGCGGTTCACCATGCGTCACATGAACGATCTGTCGTGGGTCGGACTTGCCACGCAGGCGATCAATGCCGATGGCGTTCCTTCGATCAAAAGGGAAAGCACCACTTACCAGAAGAACCTGTACGGGCAGGGTGACGACGCATACGAACTTGTCCCGACACTCGCAACGCTGGCGGCGCTGTTCCGCTCGCAACGCTACGCCATCACCACCAAGTATCCGCGCCACAAGCTGGCCGATGACGGCACCCGCTTCGGTGCCGGTCAGGCGGTGGTGACACCGAAGATCATCAAGGCGGAACTCATTGCGCAGTATCGTTTCGATGAGTTCTTGGGCCGCGTGGAGAACGCAACGGCATTCAAGGCAAACCTGATTGTCGAGCGCGACCCGAATGATCCGAACCGCGTCAACGTCCTCTATCCGCCAGACCTCATCAATCAGTTGAGAATTTTTGCCGTGCTGGCGCAGTTCCGTCTGCAATACAACCGAGGCGTCGATACAGCCATCGCAACGTAATGGAGACGTGCTAGACGTTGTCCTTCAACACGCACAAGGAGTTGTGAGCATGAAGCCATTTCTCGCCATCATCTCGCCGGTCGTATCCGGCGCACATCCCGATCACGAACTGCCGAAGCCACAGCCACCGACAGGAGCGCCGGGGCGGCCAGACCAGACGTTGCCGGGTGATCTGCCGCATCCAGAGCATCCGATTTACTATCCGCTGCCACCGGGCGCACCGGTTGATCCCGAGTACGGTATCCCCGAGGACGGCCCGCATCCCGACCAAGGTCTCCCCGGCTCGCAACCGCGTCCCGACCACACCTTGCCGGGACCGCAGCCGCACCCCGAGCATCCCATCGTGCTCCCGCCGGATTCAGGCGGCTGGCTCCCGGTCTATATCTGGGGACCGGGCGATCCGCGCCCGACGCCGCCGATTGCGCTGCCGCCGGACGGCACCATCGAGGTCGAGGGCGAGAAGGTGAAGGCGGTCGCCATCTGGACCCCGGACAACGGCTGGCAGACGATTGTCATTCTCAAGCCGCAGGGCGAACACGCCACCCCGTCGAAGGCAAAGCGCCGCTAGGCAAAGGCATTAAAAAAGACCACCCCTTGCGGGGTGGTCTTTTCGCTTTTCAACGCCGCCGAATTCAGCTGACAGCCTTGATCACGTCCGGCAGCATAGTGACCACCCCGGTCACCACCGCTGACGCGCCGCGCAGCTTGCGCTTGTCGGCTCTCGTGAGATGCGGGGAGCCTGCGAATATCTCCAGCTGGTCGGCGAGATGCTGCCCCTCGGTCATCATGTTGCGCACGATGGAGGCGGTGCCCGCCTGAAAGTAGCGCAGGTGCTCCGCATCGGTGAGCGTGATCTCGCCGTCGTGGTCGACGAGAATGGGGAAGTAGCGGCGCAGCTCGCCTTGTCCCTTTTGCACGAACGGGATCATCCAGCCGTACTCGAACGGGTTGTCGCGCACATGCCGCACGACTGTGTGCACGTTGGCCCGGGTTATCCCGAGTTTCCCCAGCTTTGACATGCGTTCCCGTATTTGCTCAAACGAGACCGCATCGCGCGGGTAGACAGCCCTCCACAGCAGGTCCGCCAGCGGGTGCTTCTCGAAAGACCCCGAACTGCCAGCGCCGTTCGCAGCGGCGCTGGGCTTTCCTCCGCCGTCTATGATTCGCAACGTCATGACGCTTTTCCTCCTCTGATCACGCCGAACCGCTTGAGACGCGACTTGCCCAGACGGTCGACGATCTGCGTGGCGACCATCGCCACGGCTTCGTGCTTCTCCACCAGTGAATCGATGTAGTCGACGTTGATCTCGTCGAGCATGCGGTCGATGGCGGTCAGGTTGCTGCGCAACGTCTTGACCATGGTCAGCGCGTCGTTCTCGATGTCGAGGACGCCCGCCATCTGGCGTAAGCCCACAATGGCCTCGCCGTCCGGACGCGGCAGCTTGGTCGGCGACGGTTCCGGCATGTCGACCAGCTCCTTCGCCCTCTCCTTCGCCCGCTCGCGCGCCTGCGGGGTTACCGCGTGACGCTCCGCGTCCTTGGCTTCCTCCAGCTTCTGCTTGCGCTGCTTTTTCTCCAGCAGCTGCCAGCGTTTGCGCATCTTCTTGATTTCCCGGTAGGACAGGTCGACCCCGCACTGCTCGACCACCCAGTCGAGGAAGTCGGGCGAACCAGCCTCGC